GCTTGACGCAGCTGGCGATAAATTTAAATCAGAGGGTAAATTTGAATCAGCTAAAGCCTGTTATGCCCGTGCATTAGCCCGTGCAATTAAGGCCGGTATATAAATTAATTAACGGGGCTTCGGCCCCATCACTCGGAGAGAAGAAATGGACGATTTACAAGACTTACATCACCACCAGCAGCTGCAGCACCAAGAGCAACAGGCGCAGCCAGCATATTGCGACTACATCGCTCACATTACCAAAAGAGCCCTTAACGCACCTGACCCATTAGATATTGTTTATGGTGCGGGTCGCATTCATTGGGACTTGAGCCCAGAGGGTCAGTTTCTTAGTACCAAAAAGCATTTGTTTGTTGTCGATTGCAATGGCCGTCATTACAAAATCACCGTGGAGGAAGTATGACCAAAATCAACTTAGTAGCAAAACATTTAATCAGCAAGAAAAAGATAACCAGCTGGGAGGCAATTGAGCGCTATCACGCCACACGACTAGCTGACATTATTTTTGACCTCAAGGCCGAGGGTTGGGACATTGTTACCGACATGGTCAAAGAGCCGTCTGGTGTGCGTTACGCAGTCTATCGCTTGATGTCAGTACCACGCAAAAGTCGGGTGTCAGCATGAGAAAAACTAACTTTGAGGCAAACAAATGGCAGCGCAATGTGTTTACTAAAAAAGAATCTCCTTGGATGGAGGCCTTCGCTGCAGTAGGTTTAGTAGTCTTTATTTTACTTTTAGCATTTATTTAATCGGAGGGAATATGCAGAAAATAGCAACCGCGTTAGTCAAAGCACAAAAGGCCTTTGGACCTGCGCTCAAATCGTCCACCAATCCACACTTCAAATCAAGGTATGCCGACTTGGCAGCTTGTGTTGAGGCCGTGATTGATGCCCTTAACGACAATGGAATTGCCTTGGTTCAGCATTCGCATGACTGCGCCGATGGAATTATCATCGAGACCATTTTTATCCATGAGTCTGGCGAGATGATTTCCGGCGGCAAACTTCATGTGCCAGCTACCAAACAGGATGCCCAGGGCTACGGTAGTGCCATGACCTATGCCCGCCGGTATTCGCTCCAGGCTGCTTGTGGTATTGCGCCAGAGGACGATGACGGCAACCAAGCATCGCGCCCAGTAAAACCTAAATCTACCCGTACCAAGGCAGAAATTGAGGCCTTGATTACGGCAGCCACATCAACCGACCAGCTGACCGCAACATGGAAAACATTGGCAGCAGACGAGCGCGAAATGGTGCGGGACTTTGCAGCCAAACATCACACCAAATTAAAAGGAGATCAAAATGCGTGAACCAAATCCATTTCAGCAAGACGGGACCTGGTGGAATGACCGCCTTGGTAAGTTAACCGGTTCTCGGATGGCTGCGGCCATGAACTTCCTAAAGTCTGGCAAAGAGTCTAGTGAGCGGGAAAACCTGCGTTACGAGGTGGTGGCCGAGCGCATTACCAACACCTTTGCCGATAAATATATGACCTCGGATATGCAATGGGGCGTAGAGCAGGAGGCCGCAGCCAAAGAGGCCTTTGAGAACATCACCGGTCTCATGGTTAAGGATGTTGGTTTTGTTGACCATCCAAGTATTGACCATTGCGGGGTGAGTCCTGACGGGTTCGTGTCAGATGGATCGCTGATCGAAGTCAAATGCCCAAAAACCAAGACACACATGAAATATGTAGCCAACCAGGCTATCCCGCCAGAGTACAAGCCACAGATGCTATTGCAGTCAGCCTGTACCGGTAAGGATGTTTGGTTTGTGTCTTATGACCCGCGCATGGGTGAGGGGAAAGACTTATTTATCAAGAAATATGTTCCGACTCCAGAGGAGTTGGCCGAGGTGGAGGCAGCTGCTGAGAAGTTTTTAGCCGAGTGCGATGCACTATTTGAGTTTTTTAATGATGAATCGAATTATTTTGATAAAGGGAGTTTTTAATGTTATTAATCGGATTAGCCCGCCTGGGCAATGACCCAGAGTTACGCTACACGCCAGATGGCAAGGCCATTATGGATTTGTCCTTGGCGTTTTCTTATGGCCGTAAGGTTGATGGTAAGCAGCCGACCCAATGGGTCAACGGGACCATGTGGGGGGAGCGGTGCGAGAAGTTAAAGCCCCATTTAGCCAAAGGCCAACTTTTGTTTGTCAGCATGACTGAACCCCATGTAGAAACCTATAAACGAAAGGACGGCACCGAGGGGGTTACTTTTAGGGCAAGGGTGGGCGAATTAGAGTTTGCTGGGTCCAAGCCCGATTCGCAGCCACAAACGCCTCAGAGCGCCGGAAAATACCCTTCACGGGCATATGCGGGTGATATTAACGATGACAACCCATTCTAGGAGGGAGTTATGAAAATGATCATAGCCGGTGTTTGTTTACTAATTTTAAGTGGTTGCGGCATCCTGCCCGACAAAAACGCCATGCCAGAGCAGATGCTGGTTGTAGACGATAAAGTTCATTCCATGAGCCGGCTTGAGGTGGTTACGGCCATTCAGGACTGCCAGGTTTCTAAGACTAGAGCCATAGTCATTTACGGCAAGCGCAAAGTCGGCGGTATGACCCGCGATGTTGTGGTGGATGTCACTTGCGCCCCGCTTTACTGATTGTCGGTGCGGTTTTGTTAGTTTTATGGCACCTGGAGGCCGTTCACAATGCGTACCGTGAGGGGTTTACAGATGCTATAACCTATGAAAAAAAGAGCCCCACCAAAGAGGTAGGGCCAGAGAGTTTAAAGGAAACCAACGAAATCAATATTTAGTGTATCACGCGTATGGACGAGTCCCGCTGCGATCAATAATCAATGCCTGTTGCCTAGGTTTATCCTCTGGGTTATTAGGGATTGAGATATGGGTCCAGCGGTCAAACTCTCTAATAATCTGGTCATAACCAAGTCCCGCAGCCATCACAGTTTTAACAACCTCATCGGGAGTCATGCCTGGCACACGAATGTCGGCTGCGCACCCAATCCGGTGTTGTGAGGTATTGCGACTTCCAACGGCTGTATTCACGGCTTCTGACCTAAAGGCAGAGTTGATCATTACAGGTTTACCGCCTAATACGGTTTTGACCTGTTCTAAGAACTTAGCTAGTCGATTTAAGTTGGCCAATTCATCGGGGTTTGGCGTATTGTCAAACTGCCGGTGGTCAGTAGTGGTCAACTCCTCTAAGCTAAAGTGGAGGGTAAGTGGAGTAATCATTTTTTAATCATCCCTTTCATTTCTTCTGTTTTGTTTTTGCTGCCTTGGCTGGACCCAAAGTAAAAAGATAGAACTTGTCCCGCAGCCGAGGTTATAAACCCAAGAGCAAAAATAACCAATTGTTGCTGGTTGTCTGGCGTATCAACAAACATCAATACACCTATTAATACAAAGGCCAGACCCACAACCCCAAGGGCTAACAAAGGTACAACCAACTTATCTAGCTTGGTTGCATATTGAGATGTGGCCACCGCAGCATAAGCCTGGCGGGCAGAGTCGCGATCAGCTACTTCTAACTTTGCGTACTCTAGGTCTAATTCTTTAAGTTTTAAGGCCATTTCAGGGTTGCCGGTTAAAGCCTGGGTAACCCCTTCTACGGTAGCGTCATCAATTCCTAGTTTGCTTGCAATCCAACCTACGGCAGCGCCACCAGCTGGGCCAGCAACAGCAGTAGCTAAAACAGGAGCAACTCCTTTAAGAAGTCCTAATAAGGTATCCATCATTTTTTGCTCCTTGATAACATGGTTGCAGCAATAAAAAGCATTGCTTTAGTTTGCTCTAAATCGGCTGGGGGTTTATCCCAACCAACGGTAATCTGCCCTACAAACCTACTGGGGTCTGGGGGTACACCAATTCTACAGCCAAAGGTCATCCCTTTTTCAAGATACCAAAGTCCAATTTCTGACTGTGCTGCCTTATATTCTCCGCATGGTACATTGCCAGACATTAAAGAAATGACATCGTGATTATTTGCTTGATTAGATGTAAACAACCCAACATCTAGCCCATCATTGGTTTTATCCCGACCAGTCTTTGTATAGGCTCGGTACTGTACTCTAGTGCCAAACAACGGGTTTACTTTAAATATTGCTACAACGGTTGCGTCAGTTGTTTTAAATAAATGAACTGCAGCATCATCTACCCTATCTTCGGCAATACTTGGTAACTTTTGGCTTTCCTTATAGGTGCCAACAATTAACTCTTGGTGGTCATAAATAATGTATCCAGCAAACGCAAAAGCAGCCATCAAGACAACTGCAAACAGTTTAAATGGGGAGTCTACATACGCCAATACCTTAGATAACGTGTCGTTGGCGTTTAGTTTTTCATCGGCCATTATTTTTTACCGCCCCATACTATAAAATAAGCAATCCAGCCAGCTGCTAAAAAGCACCAAAACTGCACCCATTTAACCTTTGACAACTCTGCGTCAAAATACTTCTTATCTTCTTTCTCAAGCCGCTCAATTTCGATCTTTATATCTATTAATCGCTGCCATTCTTTGGTGCCATACTTCTTAATAAAGTCGATGCGCAGCTGATATTCCTCATCCGAAATCTTTTTCCGGTGTTTGTATTCTTCAAGGGCTTTAAATATAGCCCGTTCTTTCTTAAACTCTGTTTCCCTGCGCTCACGAATCTTTGCATTTGCTTGCTGCCTGGCTACATCAACCGCTTCTTTCTGTACTTCTTCAATGTTCTTGCCAATCTCACGACCAGCTTCCCTGCCTGTCTTAATCCCTTCGCTGATACCCTTGGCACCAGCCGATAACCCTAGTTCGTCTGACATATATCATCATTTTTTTAGTCTTTGCCATATATCCGCAATTGGCGTTGAGTTAATTTCTTTCCAGCCAATACAGACACAGGCAAACATAATAAATAAGAAGAAAGCAAATAAGACCGCAAAAATAATGACCGCAAAAATTGCGACAAATAAAGCAAACATATTGAGTATGGTCATTAACATTAGTGGGCCATTAGCATAATGGTTAATACAAATAAAAGGATTAATATATAAATCCGTTTAAGCCAATACTGTTGATTTAAGATGCGTGGGTCGTGAATTAGGTAACTCTGCAACTCCAGCATATCCTCATCGTACTCAATGTATTTTGGCCTCAACGGGTTTAAATAATAAGCACAACCTATCTTAATTTTGCCATTGTTATATGGCACATCCATTACTTATCCGCTTTGTCGTTTAATCGGTCAAAAAACGAGGCCATGATGCTTTCCAGCTTGTCAAACCGTGCGGCCATTTCTATTCGGACCTCTTTTAGATCATCACGGCGCACATACAGTTCACGCAGGTCTTTTTCAACCTGGTGTATTTCTCTGCGTAACTCTTTGACAGAATCCCAAAGTTCTCTAGCAAACCAGCCAATAGATGCAATAACGCATCCAAGGCCAATGTTGATAATCGTTTGCCATTCCATATTAGGTTTTCATTATGTAGCAAAGAGCGTAATAAGGAGGCAGATTAGCATTTGTTCCGCTTACACCAGCAGTAGCATTAGTTGTGGCAACAGTAATTCCTGTTGTGTTAGTCGCTGTATTGCGTGATGCTGACAAATAAGGGTTAGCACCAACAAAACCATAGGCTTCACCGCTTCCTGGTGTGTAAACTCCTGAGTGTAAATGTCCTGGGTCAGTAACAGTTGAAGTTGCACTATGAGTATGCGACACAACTACAGCATCAGCAGAGCCTCCTGTTGCATTTACTGCGTAGGTAGACCCCGCCCCAACTACAAATCGGTCTCTAAGGTCTGGCGTACCATTTGAACCGTTACACAGAGCATATCCAGCTGGTATTGATCCAATTGATCCAGACCACAGAAAAATGCCTCCAGCTGGTATTGGTGTTGCAGCCGGAGGAGTTGCACCAATAATTCCATAGAGATTGTCATAAGTCTGTATGGTTACATTGCTTGAGGTTGCAAGTACAAATTTATAGAAAAATCCATCTGTTAACCAAATGGTAGAGGGTGGCCGGCCATCGGTTCCCAAAATAATAGGGTTGGTATTAGCAATAAGACCGCTAGAGTCTGTATAGGATGTAAGCGGGGTAGTTGACCCAGCTTGGTAGGTATAAAGTTTTCCAGCGTTTAATGGCAGGCCATCGTTATTAAAAAACTGAAAACCATTGCCTATGGGGGATAGATTGACTGCCATAATTATTGTCCTTTACCAACATCTTTAAGAGGAATCATTTTTTTCTGCGCTTTTTTTAATGCAGATTTTTCTGACATCGCAACACCTTTTTTTGCACCGTACATACCGCCTACAGTTGCACCAATTCCGGCTCCTGGAACTCCACCAAGCGCACCACCAAACGCACCGCCTACTGAGGTTCCTAAAGTACCCAGTAAAGGCACCGCGCCCAAACGAATTAGGTTATGGGCTTGAATGGCAGCGCCAGGATAAGACGCATCATATTTAACTAAATGGCCCGCATCGTGCAAATCCTTAACCATTTGGGCTAATTCTTTATCTTCCATTAAAACGCCAAGTTTGCGGTTATTGTCATTTAGGTATTTGGTAACATTTCCAGCATTCCATTGGCCCTTGTTTTTAGAGCCTTCTTGCAATATACGATTAGCAAACTGTGCCTTAATTTCCGCAATAGCTGCATCGGCTTGAGGCCGCAATTCGTCTGGCATTTCTTTTAAAAGTTTAATTAAATGCCGCTGCTGATCTACATCCATTCGCTCAATGGTTGAGGCAATTTTTTCAAACGGCACGGCGCGGTTCATGGGTGACTGTGGATCGTAATCCATAATCTTGGCCACGCCTTTTGGATCATCTAATAAACGAGCAATTTTAGTGCGAATGTCTCTGGCTTTTTTGTAAACATCCTCACCAGCGACCTTAGTTACATCATTGTCAATTTTATCTTTTAAGCGACCAATAATTCCAGACCGCTCATTGTTCCAGTTGGAATTAATGTATCTACGCAGGCCTTCGGCCTGTTCTACTGTCATTGGCTTAACTTTGCCACCAGCGTCTAATAAATCATTTTCTTTTAAATGTGACTCAATGCCGCGGCGTAAGGCCATAAAACTGTCGTTTACCGTAAAGTTAGAGTTTGTATCTAAGAATTTTTGTATGTCGCTTGGTATAACGGCTGGCTTAGTACCCGCTATTTGTTTAGACGAGTTGTAAGCCTGGTCCATTTGAGTTTGCAGCACATTCTTAAAATCATCAAATGGACGCGTAATTCTTGTACCGCGGTCATATAACGCAGTTTCATCTAAACCAACGGTTCCGCCGGTGCGCTCAATTATTTTTTGACCAAAATTTTCTAGGGTGGCGCGTTCATTCGCCAAGGTATCTTTATATAATTGACCGACAGGGTTATCTACCCTACTTGTTTGGAATTCGTTAGCTGACGCAGTACCGTCACCTAAAACAGATGACTCGCGGGCATTTTCTAAGCCAACGCGTGACAAAATCTGTTTGCGCTGCTCTTGTTCTGCTAGATTAACCTTGCCCTTAGTTGCATATTTAACTTCAGGAAATGGCTGCGTTTGTGTTGGGGCAGGCATTGTTGGAGTCTGTATTTTTTGCGATGGCGGCAATACTTGTGTTGTGCCACCAGGTTGCTTGGCTTTTAATTGAGCTTGAAACTCCTCATAACTTACTTTAGGTTTTCCGGCCAAAGTAGGTTCAATTTTTGGTGCCTCTGGGGCTTTTGGTACATTAGTTCCCAAGGCAGTTTCTACAGTTTCTGCGCCCTTAACAATTCCACGCTGCACGGCTGGGGCAGCTTTTATGCCTCCACCAGCTGCAACAGTTCCCATCATGTTTTCAATATCAGTCGCTGGCAAACCTGTTTTTTCAGCTATCCATGCCGCGCCTTTTTGGAAGTTTTCACCGACAAAATTAACTAATCGGCGGGTTGCCTCGCTTTGATATTCTGGAGTTTCAGTTACCCCAAATGTTCTGCCCATACCAGACTCAAAGGGCGCAGCTGCTGCCGTACTAATTTCTTTAGCCTGCTCTGGCGTTTTGCCAATGGCACGGGCTCCAGCATAGGTAACTGGCTCTACTATGCCTGGGACAACGCTACCAACCGTTGCATCATAAAAACTAGCAGCAGTACGGCCAAACTGCGTCAATGGGCCGGCTTGGGTCATATCTTTAACTTTGCCAACTTTGCGCGTTGAGGTCTCAGTTGTTTGAATTTCTACTGGTTTGCCTAAAATCATGTTACCAACAGGGTCGGCAACGGCTTGACGCATAGTTGGTTGTGCCGCACCCACTTGAACTGTAACTTGTGAGGTTACGGGTTCATTGGCAATCGACCTAGACATTGCTGGTTGCGCACCAGAGGACAACTCAAAAAACTGTTTACGAACCTCTAATGGATAATTATTAAACTTGTCAGGCGTTGTTAATATTTCCTCTAATCGACCAGGGTTGTAACCCATTTCAGTAAAGCGCTTAACCGCCATTTGTACTTGAGGTGGCTGCAAATTCTCAAAACGAAAAGAATCGCCAGACTGTAGTTGTGGTGGTGGTTTGGAACTACCTAAAATAAGTTGGCCAATATCTTGCATTACAAATCACCTGTATTGGTTAATTTGATTAAATTGTTGTATTGACGGAACAAGTCTTTGCGTTGGTTGTCATCCAGGCCGCCGAGCAATTTGTTTGTTAATTCCTCGCGTTTTTTAACATCTTTTACATCTCGCGCAATATTCATAATCTCAAATATGCGTGAATCTGCATTAGATGACCACATCTGCTGGAATCGTTTAGCGTTGGCATCACCAAATTTTTGAGTGTGGCGCTGCATTCCGGTGGCCATCATATCAAGATTGGTAATATCGGCATCTGCTCGGCGAGCAATACTTAGCAATACATCAGGCGGGAAAGTCTCATCACCGCTGGCCATACGAATTAATCCTTGGCCGCCAACTGTATCTAATGATCCTCCCATAGCTTTAATGTTTGCAATTTGCACATTAGCCAAATCTTTAGACAACTGTTTATAGGTAGGATCACCGACAATATCCGCAAATTTTCTTTTTACTGCACCAACTGGGCCTGTTTCTGGCAATACCGATTCTTCTTGCAATTTTTGGGCAGTTTTAACAACTTCTTGCAAATTACGCCGTGCTGTTGTTAGTTCAGATTGCCGCTGCACTAAACCGTTGCGATATTGGCTGCCGGCGGCGCGGTCTGTATCTTCTTGAGGTAATGCAGCATACGGTACGCCTGCTTGACGCACAGGATAAGCAACAGGTAGCCGGCCTGTATCTGGCTGCACCATTTGCGATGTAGGAGTAACTACAGGCGCTGGACCAGCTGCCGGAGCAACTACTGGTTTTGGCTGGATTGGGGCAGTCATATCTGCTGGTGTAACTCCAACGGGCGCTGGTGCTGCTCCAGGCAAAGGTAGTGTTGTTACAGTAGCTGGACCACCACGGAATATGCCAGTTTGGCCACCAGATGTAACTAATTGTGGCGTTTGTAATCCTTGTTGGCCTGTAGGTCCAATCTGAGATTGGATTACATTGTCAAAATATTGGGGCAGTTTTGCAGGATTGCGGACCGCAATTGACATACCCATCCGCATTAAATCATCAACCCGTTTTTCAGGAATTCCAATAGCTACCGCTTTTGATCTAATCTCTGACATTGCATCTATAGCTTGATCAGGGTTTCCGCTAATAATTCGAGGGTCATTTCGATAACCACCAACTATAGACATAATTCCCGCAGTTTGGTCTTTATCCAAAGAAAATTGGGATTGTTGTGTTTGTGTCTTGGCTTGCTGGACTAACTCAGGGAATATTTCCCGCTCACGCTGGTATGCTTGCGCACCACGGGCCATATTAATCATTTCCGGCAATGTCATAGTTGCCGGTGGTTTAGCACTTAGTGAGATGTCTGGTTTTATATTAATTGCCATGATTAGTCTTTTCTAAAAAATATTTATCTAGCGGCAAACAATGGTTGATCAGGGCCATATGTGGTCGGCAACCTTGATCCAAAATTGCCAGGCTGATTCATGGTTACATTGCCATACCCACCTGGCGGTGCAACTGGGTTCTGACGGTTGTTCATAAATTGATTAAGTAGATATGCGTTACTTGCCCCCTGGAATCCTCCTGCAAGCGCATTTGATGCGCCAACCGTTCCGGCTGCTTGTGCTGCAGCGCCACCCGTTATTAATCCGGTTTGTTGCCCTGCAAAACTTTGCCCAGCATTTACGCCAGTATTTACCGCTCCCTGACCCATGCCGGCAATATTGGCTAAGGTGTTATAAATATTACCCCGCTCTTTCTGAAATCTATCAAATGCGCTGCCATATTCAGTAGCTGCTAGATTTTGACCATAATCTGTTAAAGCGCGTAAGGTATTACCGCCGATTGCCCCGCCACCAACATTAGCTAATCGTTCAGTAGCCTGAGTTCCAATTCGCTGGCGAAACGCCATACTAGGGTCTAAATATTGTCCAAATTGCTCTGGTCCAAATTGAGAAGTTAAAAACGGCTTCATCCGTTCTATGTCTTTTAGAGCGGTATACCCTTGTTCTCTGTATGGGGCTAAATCCGCCCTTGACTGCTCGTACATGGCCCGTTCTTGTTCCATAGCGCGACTAGCCGAGTCAGCTTGCATTTGTGCAGCGCTTCTTGCTGCATTTGATTGCATAATGCCGCTTCCAATAGAAACGGCTGCCATAGTACCGGTGACTGGATCAGGCATTCTCAAACTCCTTTACATAATCTTCATAAGTCTCGCCATACAATTTGGCAACATATTCGGCAGCACTTGCCGCCCCATCAAACCCGTGGACTAAACGCACTACCTCTAATATTAAATCGTAGTACGCAGCCCGCCACATATAGGCCTTGTGTAATTGTTCTCTATTATCTTCTAATTTGTTAGCGCCAATCCACTTCAAAATAAGAATACTTACAATAGGCAGTAAATTATGGGAGTTACTTTGGAAGAAATGGTTTTGGGGTAATTCCACCATAACCTGATAAATTACTTTTTCTTTCTGTTTTGGCTCTACTGGGTCATCATCGCGCCAATCGTCTAGGCCTTGAATAACCCAAAAGAAATCTATAAGCCATCTTTGCGCAGCTGGTGGCAGATTAAGAGGGGCAAGTAATTGTTCGTTCATATGTTGTAATAGGGAATTCTCTTAGATTCACCGTTTACAGTCACTTCAATAAACCCCTCTGGGTTTGCCGGTAAAGTCGCTGATCCAGCCGTAGCCGTTGCGGCGCTAGAGAAGTTCAATAGATTAAGCAAAAACAACTGCCAGGCGCGAGTTGGCCGTCCCGTATCATCAATCAATGGGCTGGTTGGCAGCCGTTGGTTTTGCGGTGTGGTCATTAGTTTTCTCCAGCCTCTGCCTTTAAGTTTGCAGAAATAATAACTGCCTTGACGGGGTCAGAAATGGATACCTCAAAAACCTTATCACGGGAAAATCCTAACCGCCGCCAAATAGCACGATTTAAGTATTTTCCTTGTTTTCCAATGGTTGTCCAATATTCATTAGACCAAGTTGATCCGCCATCATTAGACCAGCGCAACATTGCCTGGGGATCATCGCCTTGGCCAGTAGACAATCCAACGCCTGGCTGGAACTGAATCTGCAACTCATGGAAATATTGGCGCTGTAGGTCCGATGTAATGTGCGGGGCTCTGCGAATCCGGCGGATTGGCTGGCCATCGTCTGTGTAATAGTTGCGGCTTAACTGATAAATCTTGCCATTTTCATAGTCTCCAACCAATACCTGCTGGTTAAAGAATGCGCAGCAATTACCGCGGTGGCGCTCGTATTCGTTTTGGTTGTTACGGTACAACCACTTATGCCAAAGGCCGGTTGTATTGTCATATGCCCAAGTTAAGCCGTTAGTCCCAATAGAGGGAAAGGTTGCCACATAGACTTCATGGCCTTCTAACTGATAGGTCCACGCTATAGCGTCTGAGACATTTTGGTTTACTAATGTTGTTTCTACCGCATGAGTCGATATTCTTTCAGGAAAATATCCATTCATACGCACCACCATTGCCTCGCCGCGATTGTTCTTTGAAACATACGCAAACGAGTTACCCATCCTAGACATGGAATATTGCGCTGCAATACCTTGCTGGGTGGATGTGCCAGGAATACGAGTAAAGGGAAACGGCACCGCGCCCGAATTAATCCAGACTTCGGAGGACATCTCACCCAATAAATAGACTTCTCGGCGGTCAACAATAATGGACACTAGATCATCGGGTGAGCCATCTTTACTAGCAAAGGATAATGGGTCGGTAATGGGGCTTAGTAAGTCTGAGGCAGCCCATAGCTGAGAATCAGGTTTGTTATAAACAAAGTAATTGTCGGTAATATCAACCGTTCCGCCACCTTGGAATGGGCCATCGGTTGCAGGCAATACAGTCCAATTTAAGGCAAATATAGTCGTGCTGCTGACTGTTTGTGATGCGCTAACGGTGTAGGTCCCTACTCCGCCTGACCCCGTCCCAAAGGCCTTAATAATGGTGCCATCGGTTACGCCAGTACCCTCAATGGTTTGGCCAATTTTAAGAGTACCGCTTGTGACCGCAGAGACCGTTAAAGTTGTTCCTGATATAGCACCAGTAACAATTGCGGGCGAGGCAACCGAGTTGATAGTGGTAGATGCAACCGTTTGGGAATCGCTAACCGTGTAAGTTCCAGTTCCGCCCGTACCTGTACCCAAAGCAGTAATCACAGTATTTTGATCAACTCCCTGTCCAAAGATAGCCTGGCCAACGGCAATAGTGCCGCTCAAAACCGAGGTAACCGTTAGGGTTGTTGTTGATATTGATCCAGTAAAGGTTGCTGCAGATGGATTAGAGATAAACCAGCAATACCGGTAAGTCTCATCCACAATGTAGACATTCACGCCGTTATCCACAATCCCGACTAAGCCTGTAGAGGAATTCATTTGGCCAATCATTTTTGGCGTGTAGTCTGATTCCATCACATACACAAAATCACCGCATACGGTTAATACTTGGGTGCCACCAGACAGGGTACGAATGCCTCGTACTTCCTCCTGATTGGGAAGAATAACTACCGTCTCAAGTCCAGGCGTTGGATATAGCGCCATAATGCCACGGTCACCTTGCGGCTTAGTAGGGTCTATTTCAGGGTAAAAATTAATGCATTCCTGCGCATCCTGATAGATAGAGGGCGCCTCGTAAGCTGCGCCAACGAATCCAAAGTCTGGCATTAAAAGCCTCCAGACAGAATCCAGCCCGCATCCGCTCTCTTACCTACAATCAATGAATCCTCAAATCGCGCCACTTGCATGGGTTTCATATTGTTGCGCTTAATGGTTGCCTTGGCATGACCAGCAAAGCTATTAATCATCTGTATTTGCGTTGGGCTGGCTTTGCCATACATTGGCATTAAACGCTCGGCTAAACACCATCTGAGGGCCATTAAATAGCCTTGTGGGATAACTATCTCATCATTGATGGTGGTAAAGCGCTGAAATAAGGTATCCGCAAAAATATGCATTTCGCCTTGCGCTGGATTAGGCCACACAAAAATAGTTCCCAAGGCCTCACTTGGCTGGTAGTACAGGGCGCGGGGCCATGGACCATTTAAGGTCTTTAAACCAATCATTTCATAGTTTTCTAAGTTAAGAATGGTTATTGGGTAATCAAGTCCGCCATTTACAATAGGCTGCCCATTAGAGTTAGTGTTTACCCTTACAAATGCCGAATTAATAGACAAAGGGCGCTCGTAGTACGCACTAATAGTTGTGCTGGCTACGGTCTGCGAGATGCTTACGGTATAAGTTCCATTGGAATTAACATTGCCGCCCGCTCCAGAACCAAAGCGCGTAATCTTAGTGCCAGCTGCAACACCAGAGCCAGTTAAGGTCATACCCAAGGCAATTGCGCCAGCTGCTACATTGGTGACAGTTAAGGTTGTGCCGCTGATTGATCCAGTAATAGTCCCGCCAATTTGGCCACCAGCACCAATGGTGTATTGGGTTTGGCCGGATGTTAAGGTAAATATGATTTCGGTCTTGTAAAAGACCATCATCTGCTCATTGGACCATTGGTCGCACATATCATTGAGCATATCAAATGCGTCTTGCGAATCCGCAGGAGCGGGAGTTTCACCAGCCTCCAGAGCCCCAATGTCTTTAAGGGCGCGAGAGATGATGTCGATTGGTTGTGTCATATCGTCACCTTAAATGTTTCCACGGCCCAGGGCAGTTTAGTTGTTGTTGCTGAACTAAGCGCATCCAGTTGCTCTTGTAATCTGTATTTTATAAGATGTTTGCCGTCTTGGGTAGCATCTAAATCAAGCCAATGGATAACTTGGTGTTCTGTCGTATCTTGATCCACTATGTGCGGAGTAAGCATTTTCCAATTACCTTCGGTCTCAACAGATTGTTTGTCATTTGTTGCTTTGCACCAATATTTAATAGATTTAAGAACCCCATCAATAATGAGAGTTTCTAAAATTTTTAATTGGTAATTAGTCATGGTAATGTCCTTACATACTCCGCAGCATCCGTCATCACATTCCCAGTATCATCTTGCAGTTCTGCACCAGCTAAGACTTCTTTTTTGAAGGTTTGGTAGTCGGTGTTGGCTGGGTCAAATGGAATTCCATATTTATCGTCTTTGCAAACACCATTAACTTCATCAGTTCTAGGGTCTTTTGTTAGTTTATACATTTATAACTCCGCACTAAAAGATAATTGAACATTCCATTCGCCTACTCTTGTTGAATTGCTTGATGCTGGCGGGTTACTAATTGAGTTTTTTCTTGAAACCCCTAGACGAGTATTCCCAACATAAGCAGTAGTTCCACCTGACGGAGTAAAATTTGCAGCAGCAGACCCAGAGTTATAATCAAACCTTGCAAGTGTTTCAAATACTGTTGTTGGTGTAGTTCTCATTTCAACAGGGTGATATATATAAGCTGCTGGAAAATCAGCAGAGCCTCCACCTAAAATAGCAGGGCGATATTGAACATCAGGCTCTTTATAATAATACCGCTGACATAAAGACAATTCAGTTCCATAAGGTCTGTAATCAAAGCTAGTAGCTGTAGAGCCTACCTCTAGCTGAACTCCTGTGATGTAGAAAGTTGCTCCGCTTGTGCCGACTACGGATGTTGAACCAGTTGGCTGTGCTAAAAAACTACCAGCCCATGCGTTAGCAGTACCGCTATTGCTTGAGCCAGAACCTAAGCTAAAAAATACACAAATACCACGACCATTAGTTGTAAGCCAAGTTCCACTTGTGTCGCCAGCAATCGTTACTGAAACAGTAGTCCAAGTGTTTGCAGAAGATATTGTGTAGCTAAATGGATAACTTCTGTTTCCAGCATTGTTAAATAATGAACCGCCAAAATTACCAAATAATGAAGAATAAACTTGGAAACTTAGGGTGACGGTCTTGGCTTGAGCAGTACCCCAACCTAAGTCTGTGCAATTCAAACCCTCTATGTCTTGCCGTAAACCAATAAAATCTGTAGATGCTACTGAATAAGCAGATGTTGAAGTTACCAACAACGAATTAATAAATCCTGTTGGTGCGGTAGAAGATTGTTGCATGGTAAATTTACCATCAGGAACGCAACTTGCTTTCCACCTATCTAAACTGTACGCACTATCATTACCTGTAACTGTACCGCCACGCTGATTTACTAGCATCGCACCATTGATGATGCGATTCTTCATATTAACGGATGGGGTTACCGCATTAGCAGTAATACTCCCGTTGTACATGGGAGTTGTTATTCCGTTTGTGCCGTCTAAGGTTATAGGCATTATCTTGCTCCCTCTAATTCAGCGATGCGGACTGCTTGTGCATCTACTTTAGCGTTTAGTTCTTGAATAGCGGCAGTTAATGTAGCCACTAAGAATGAAGTGTCAACACCCTGTGGTTTAATATTCCCATCAGCATCTACCTCATCTTTATCGCCTACTACGCAATCAGGCACTACAGCTTGTAACTCGTGAGCAATAAAGCCTTGTGATGAGCCGCCTGTTTTCCAATCATAAGTGACTGGTTTGAGCAACTCTACTTTAGCCAAAGCACCTGTCATTGGTGCAATGTTTTCTTTTAAACGATAGTCGGATGAGGTTACATAAGATGTTGCTGATAGTGATGTTTGAACAGAACCAACAATGTTGCCAGCCCTATAAAATAATATTGTATAATCAGTAGCGGCAGTTGAACGAGTATTGCTAACAGTCATTGGGTTAAGAGTTGTAGTATCGGATTCAACTATAAATCGTACAGAACCTGTAGCAGAAGTTGTTCCAACACACAAAGCACCACTAGAGGTAATACGCATCCGCTCTGCACTACTAGCTGTACCAAAATCTAACGATGAATCTGCCGCACCAGTAAATACTCTTACTGTTCCTGTACCTGAAGATGCCCCTAAAATTAAATCTTGTGCCGCACCATCAAAAGAACCTTGACGAATAGCTGGTAAATTAGATTGTGAAGCGGCTTGATATTTTCCAAAAATAATACCATTAGATGTAGAAACAGTTGCGTCACCAATTTGAAGCCTACTTGCAGGGCTAGTAGTACCAATACCCAAGTTACCTGAACTATCAAACCTAGCTACTTCAGCACCGCCTTCAGCAAAAGCAATAGTATCTGCGGCTGGAAAGAAGATACCTGTATTGGTATCGCCTGTTGTAGTGATTGCTGGAAGTGCGGCTGTACCAGCTACAAAAGCTGCTCTTTGGTTAGTATCAATAGTTACCGCAGTAGTGCCGTTACTCTGTAACTGAATAATTCCACTTGTATCTGCACTCTGAACCAGCCCTGTGGTTGTACTTGCATTTATTGTGACAGCCATTATGACACTCCTAATTCTTTTAACTGCTCCAGCGTTGTGGCTTGGTCAGCTAGTTGGGTAATATCTCTTAGCCGTTGTTTTTCAGCTACGATTGCTGTGGTGTCTGCACCAGACTCTAACGCTCGTTGAAACGCTACATCTTGAGCCTGTAATAAAAGTGTACGCTCTGCTCTTAGGCGGTCTTTAGTAATCGCTTTAGCTTTGGTTATATTGATGGTGATACTCATGCTGTGTACTCCCATGCGTTACGGAATGTTCTATCTGAAGGAATATCGCTACCATCCACAATCTTGTATGGCTTGCCTTGTGGTACATCCTTTGCGGCAATTTCTTCAATGGTTAAACCACACTCAGGTGCAGGAGTAAGAACAACTACACCGCCATCGTCATTTGGGTAAATAATTAGTTGGGTCATTTATTTTTCCTAACGAAAGATTGAAGCACAGATAACAGCAACATCCTCGGCAACACCACCATCATCACTCCAAGAATTACAATAAGCCGATAAAGTGTCAATAGGACCAACAGCCGCACTTCTATTGGCATTACTTGCCCCGCCTATTGTTGCAGACGCTACTCCGCAGTAATTTGCATCAGGCATAGCAGTCGTAAAATTAATTGTGTAAAGCCCAGTCCCTCTATCAGCAACTGTAGTTACATTTCCACTACCACGAATAGTACAAAATCCACCAGTATTAGTTGTACCATTAAAGTTTACCCATGCACGACAAGGATAAATAGGAGCAGTTCCGCTTACTGTTGCAAATTGAGCAGAATTAATATTTGGTGTTGTTAATGTGGGACTTGTTAGGGTTTTATTTGTAAGGGTTTGTGTAGCTGAATCCACCACCACATTACCCGATGTAGCTGGCAAATCCAATACAGTAGTACCAGCAACGGCTGGTTCTTGTAATGTAACGCTACCTGATGTTGAACCTACTAAAACAATGCTCATAGTGATTCCTTATAAAACGACCCAGCGACAACCGCTGGAGACTGTAACTGTCTGACCACTTGCCACGGTGACTGGGCCCGCAGACATTGCATTATTACCGGCAGCAATTGTGTAACTTGTGCTAATTGTTTGATTGTTTACTACAATACCGTTGCTTGCTACTAACGCACTAGCTTGTAATTCTCCGGTGCTTGGCTTATACAAATACTTAGCGTTACTTGTAAAAATCGTTGTTGGGGTTCCGCTTGTGGCAGAAGAAAACAATGGAAACAGATTGCTGGCCGTAGCTGTGTCATTGCTTATCGTTGCGCCTGATACGATGCCAGTTAAGGAAGAACCATCGCCAAGATATTTAGTTGCGCTTAAAGTTCCCGTTGACGGGTTGTATTGCAACTTAGTCGATGAGACATTTTCAGTTGTAATGGTGCCTGTTGTGACATCGGTAAAAGTAATGTAACGGGTTGCATTGGTGGTTGTATCGTCAACAATACCTAGACCAGAGGCATTGACCTGCCAGGTTGGTGCAGATGCGCCATTAGAGGTCAATACATATCCAGCAGTTCCGGTTGATCCAGCAAGAGCCAAAGTGCTAGAAATGTCTAAGGTTGTGACCTTGGCCGCAGCTGCAGTTGTTGCTCCAATGGTCATGTTGTTTATTGTTCCAACACTTGTTGGTGCAATTTCAATTGATCCTGCGCCCGTTGGTTTCATATGAACATGGCCGCTACCTGTTGGGCTTATGTCAATTTGTGCGTTTGTACCATTAATATTTGTAGATACATTAATTGACACATTATCGCCACCGCCGCCACCCATGCTAATTTGGGTAGTACCTGCGGAGTTTCTAAGGGCTAAACCAGCAGAATTGGTAGCCTGAACAATAGGCGTTGTTACGCTTGTAGAGCCAGATAATGTAGTAAAAGCGCCAGTATTTGCAGTTGTATTGCCAATGGTTGGGGGCGCGGATAAGTCTAATGTGCCGCCTAAAGTAACTGTGCCGGAGCCAGTAATTGGGCCACCTGTCAGGGTTAATCCGTTTACAGTTCCAGCAGTACCAACTGAGGTGACCGTGCCCGTAGAGGGCGTGGACCAAGATGGAACACCAGCGGCCAAAGTAAGAACTTGCCCGTTTGAGCCCGCAGCAAGAAATGTAGTGGCTCCAGGGCTACTTTGATAGGGGATTGAGCCCGTAGCACCACCAATCAGACTGGTAGCACTAGCAGCTGTCGTTGCGGTTGTTGCAGTTGCTGCATTACCCGAAATAGAACCCGTAATTGTGCTGCTGACAGTAAGGCCTGATAGGGTTCCAACCGTAGTAATGCCAGAGTAAGAACCCGAAATACGGGCAGAATCAATCGTTCCAGAGGTTATCGCAGAGGCTGCAATTGCAATACTTGTATTGGTTGCGCTAGTAATCTGGCCTTGGGCGTTAACCGCAATGGTCGGTACTGTACTTGCAGAGCCATAAGTAGCTGCAGCAACGCCAGTATTGGTAATGCTAAAGGTGTTAGCTGCTAACGATAAACCGGTACCTGCGTAATAGGTTCCAGCAATACTAAAGTTAGACCAAGTAATAGAGGTTGTCCCTAAAGTACCGCCTGGCTGGATTGGGCAATACCACGCCGTCCCCGCTTGAGTTCCAGACTCAATAAATACTAAGGCAGAAACTAAATCATCCCAGGTATCTGCGTCAGGAGCCCGACTCCATGCACCAGTTGCAGCAACATAAATACCATTTTGCGATTGATCGGTTTGATTCTTGACCAATACTCGTTCACCGGCAACAACCGAAACACCGTCTATGGATTGCGCACCGGATAAAGTAATGTTTGTGGATAAGGTTCCAGCAACAACGGGTTGTTTCCAAGAAATACCAACAATAGCGGAATCAACATAGACTTTGTTTGTTAAATCTAAATTGCCTACGGGCGCGTTACTGCCAGTTGCGGTTGTAAACGCTGCAGTTGACGGGGTTGTTGCCCCAATAGTAGTGCTGTTAATCGTACTGTTAGTTATGTTTACCCCATCTAAATTGGGGTTTATAGGGGCATAAAACGGCGTTCCAGCAGGTCCAATTAAATTAATACACTCATACGGCGGCAAGGGCTCAAAAGTCCCTTGGACCGGCACTATATTGGTTGTTATAGTCTTTGCGGTGTCGTTAGACATGGAAAATCCCTTATTCGTTGGCCACGAGTGTCAAATAGAGCGAGTTTGTGCCTGACGAAATGGCTTTAATGAATACATCGGGTGCGCCGCAATCAATAATGACTGGCAAAAACATACTTGGAGCCAGAATATACGCTCCGCTGCCACCAGTAGACGCAATTGCTGGGGTGGCCATATTGCTAGAAGTTGTGCCAAAAGTAATGGCTGCCGTTCCAGTTCCAGTATTTAACAAGGCCACGCGAAATGCGCGGGTTGGTGTGTTAGTAATTAACTGCAGAGCGGATGATGCAGATGTTGTTAGGTCCAACCGATAAGTTGGGGAAAGAATTTTAAGGGAATCCATGATTAATCCTTATGGTTAAGTTTGTTTAATTATCCTACTTTTAAGCCAATTTCCTAAGTGTCCTTGGAAACATTTTAATCCTATGTGACCCATTTCTATTTCGGGATCAACCCATACTTGACCGCCAATTTCTCTCCACCGGATACAAAATGAGTAATCTTCTCCCCATTTGTATTTTAGTTTTTCATCATAAATGTAATCAAATAATGGGTAAAACTGCTCTGTTTTACATTCATGATGAAATCCGGTCTTTGGATAGGCCTCAATCATTTTTGCTATGCAATTGCGACTAATCTTCATAAACCCCGTGGGTGCGCATTGAACCTCCAATAATCCGGTAACCGGATCGGCCCATAACTCCGGTTTATCTAGATAACGGACATTGTATCTGATGGGTTCTGCTCTTGTAGGATAGATTCCGGCAACCAAATCAACGGGCGCGTCTACTAGCTTTAGCAAAGCGCCAGCCTGCCAGGCCACATCTGAATCTATAAAAATCAGTTCATCGCAATCAGAATGGTAAAAATTAGTGGCAATTACGCCTCGGCAATCGGCAATTAAGGCATTGCCTACATCGTCAACTAAGGTAAATTTATCGCCTCTTTTGATTAAAGAGATTAAATCGGTAAATAAAGAACGCATTGTCCCCATATGGACTGTGCCAGTATAGGCCGGCATTGCAATCATAATGTGTTTCATGCGGTCTCCGTAAATGAAAAAAGCCACCCTTTATGGGGGTGGCCTTTCCAATCAAACAAACATTTTAGGCAGTAATACCAATGTTTTTTAACGCTGTGATGATGGCGTTAACCGCAGCTACTGTTTCAGCAGTAGTTGGAGTTGCAGCCAAAGTTGTGATTGCACCGGCTTGAACTACTGGAGTCTCGCCGTAAAAGCCAACCTCACCTCCAACGATGCCGAGTAAAACACCATCGGCAGCACTTCCGTTCATTAGGAAGTTAGAGGTTTGGGTACTTGCTGGTCCTGGATTTGCCATGATATAAGGTTCCTTTCCTATTAAGCTGCCACGCGGCAGGCGAGTTCTGGATAAAGCGGAGCCCAGCCGTATAGAACATCTAAACGGGTTGGGATGGAGTCGTTATTAATGGTGTATTGACGCACCACACGAATCGACAAACCATTGTCCTTATCGCTTGCACGGCCTGCAAAATGTACGCCGTCTGGCAATTGGAGGTCAGCAGTAGCCAAGGTAAACGCATTGCGATGGAACACCAAGTTCTGCGGGCTGACAATACCAGTTTTGTTAAATGGTGTGACAACTGCAGTTGACGAGGTAGCGGATACGGTCACATTCTGGAACTGACCAGCAGTAATAATGGCTGGGGAAACAGTTACAGATGCTGAACTGCCGGAAGTGATAGTCACATCGGCAGTTACTACAAAGCTACGCAATACATTACCACCGTAGGGCTGGCGGTTCTGTGGGTTGACTGCAAACACATTAGCAATCTGAATCGTATCGCCTTGCTTTAAGCTAGCATTAGCGGTTGCAGCAGAGATGGTAATAGTTGAAGTCTGAGCCCAGCCAGTTGTCAATGAACCAGTAAAGGTTGCTGTGTTGGTAGCTAAAGTTGCGGTTGAATACGAACCATAAGTATGGGACACGATGTTTTGGTCCATATACCAGTTCATACCAATGGTGTCGCGACCCATCATTCCCTTTTCATACTGGCCAGCGATGGAACCTTGGGGGTTGAATAAACCCTTTAAGGAGCCAACAATACTAGCGCCGGTGAATGGGTCAACAACGCAAGAACGCTTACCGTCACGGGGAGCGCCTTCACCATCCAAGAATGCCTGGGCGGTCAAGAATGTTGCGATGTCAGATGGAACTGTACCAGCTGTACCAACGGTATTAGCTGTGTTGTCTACTGCCATTGTGGTGCCGTCAAAGTCGATTTTGTTGGCAATTGCTGCAATAGCTGGTTTTAGTACACGGTCCGAGAACATATCTAACGACAAAGACAAGTCTTGAGTCGTAAACTGCGTGTCCACATGGAACTGGGTACTAAGGGTTACGGGGGATGAAGTCTCGTTAAAGTCCTCAACATTCAGCGCTGGGCCGGTAGTACCGATAAAACGACCTGGGCGGCGGACATTGACTGTGTTACCAATCTTTGCACCGACAACCGCAAACTGGTCATCATAGTTACGATCTACACGACCAGTAAAGGTCAAACTGTTTTCCAAGACCATCAACGCCTCGTTGGTGATCATGGAGATGGTTAGCAAGTTATTTGCCATGGTAATTCTCCAAATTAATTTTAAAGTTACCCGTCATCTAATCTTCCCAGAGGCCCTTGCAGCTTTCCATTGCTGGTAGGTGCCATGAAACTTACGGTCAGAATCCAAAGCAATATCGCTAGGATTCCCACCGGCTTTCAATGGGTTAATCGGTGCCGGAGCATTAGACTTCTTCGCAACAGGTTCTCTTACGCTCGGTTTAGCTGGCTCTATTTTTTCAAATTTAGCCTCTAAACGCCCGATGGCACGGAGTTGTGAAGTGATGGATTTATCCGCCAATTCACGAGCAAAATCAGGATTCTCGGCCAAGTAATACAGGAGTTGTGGTCCTACATCACTCTCAATAATTGCATCGGTGACCGGTTGTGACACCGAGACATCGCTTGACGCAATCATTTCCTCATAATCCGGCATATCTTGTTTCGCAACATCTAGTCGGTCTTGGAACTTCTGCCGCATCCGCGACTGTTCCTCCTCAACCTTGCGAGCAAGTTCTGCTTGATCCCGCTCCCGCATCTTTCGATCAGTAGTCCACTCGGCCAGAGCCTCAGCATACTCTAAGGCATCATTGAATTGCGCTGGGTTTGGTTTAGGGTCAGGTTCTTCCGATTTCGGCGGATTTAACTTCCCTTCCAAATCCTTAATGCGCGCCTCAAGAGCCTCACGAGCAGTACGCTCACGGTCCGCATCTTGGCGGGCTGCTTCGCGCTGCTTGGTCAGTTCCGAAAACCGCTTTTCAAGTTTCGGGTTGTGTTTCTTTTCACCTGCTACAGCATCTGTTTCTGCGTCTGGTTCACTCCGCTCTTGCTCAACAGCCGGCTCCGCATCCGCGGCCTCAGTTGGAGACTCTTGAGTGGCTAAACCAAGTTTTTGTGCATGAAACTCAGCTAAATTCTCACTTGTTACTAGGTTACCAGCTTGTTTCCTTACCGGTTCCTGTGCTACTTCTGCATCTGACATGGATTAACTCCAAGAATAAACCCGATAAACCTATCGGTAGGTTAAATCTATTAGAAACTGTTTTTCAATAGTTGTCAACGAGGTCCCATTCCAGGCTGCTCTAACTGTTGCATCTCTTGTGCAGCCAGCTGCGCCATCATTTGGTCATCCATTGCTGGGTTAGTCAACGGTTCTTGGGCAATCGCCATCTCTTGCTGCAAGAATGGTGACTCATTCATATTAACTTCGCTCTCAGCAAACGCAGCCACTTGGCCTTGTTCCGCATCTCTGCGGGATATTTCTTGCTGCAATGCGCGTGAGTCCATGCCCTTTAATAACAGTTTAGTAATAGCATCTAACTCGGACCGGTTTTGGTCGGTCATCGACTTCATATTGGTTTGGTTGACCTTGGCCTCATTAATGGTCTCGGTGTTGTACGCCCTAGAGGTAACATCCATTAGCTTGCGCTTGGTTGACCCTTCTTCTTTCATGCGCTGCACATCGGTTTGATGCTGCAAGTTCATGGTTAGGGCTGCAATTTGTTGCTGCAAGTCTGCCACCGTCTTTTGGCTGGCCATTAACTGCATTTGGACCTGTGGCGGAATGTCCGATTTCTCGTCAATCTTGGCTAATGGGTTCATCGCAGCTAGGCGGTCAGCAATCACATCTGCGCCTGGGAAGTCCATGTTGCGGAATATTAGGTCACCGGCAGCTTGGAATAGTTCAGGGTTGGATTGGATTAGAGGAATCATCGACTCAACTGCCTCCTGGCGCTTGGATTGGTAGCCTGGGCCAGTATCCATATAAACATCGTATTCGCCCACGGTGACATCGTTCAGTATCTTTTCTGCGCCTGATTCATCCACGGCGCGTTGGTTAATCGTTACCATTTCGGGCTGGTTATCGTAGCCAATGATCCGCATGACACGCTCTTTGTCATAAATCCTTGGGATAAGGTCTAAGATTACGCGCCCAGTTTGCTTGAGTGAGCGGGTCAAATTGTCGTAATAATGGAAGTTTGACATATCAATCTGCATCTGCTGGCCACGAATAGCCTTACCAGATTGATTGCCTTGAGCCATCATATTTGGGTCAAATATCCCAACTACAGTCTGCAGGTCATTGTTGATAGCGCTTGTAGCCTCAACGATGCCGGCAGCTGGTGGCTCTGGTTGCAATCTAACCGGTTGTGGCGCAGGTTGGCCCTCGATGTCTTTTTGCTTGTAACGCAATACCGGTGTGGCCTTGATGTTAGCTAGGTTCCATTCATTCTCATGGCCCTCATCTTGACCCTCTGCCAATAGCCATTTAGCCTTGGGCGCGAGAGCTACCGACTCAGTAAGAGCGGTACGCCAGTAGTTGTACATCCGCTGCGGGTCTTTGGCCATGCGCACAATGCCGTACTTCTTACGCTTATCGTCCACTACCAACTGTTGGCCATAGACGGGAATAATAGGAATGTACTTACCGGCCCAAGTGGATTCCTCTAAGATTTCTATGCCGGTCAGCTTGGCCCATTTGATGGTCTTGCGCATGGTTTCACGCTCGGCCACTACTTCAATGCCTGCTGCCATCATCATTTCATCGCTGGGCGCGTCATCTTTATAGACTTGCGTACCGTCCGATAGCATGAGCAATTTGGTCTTTTTGCGCTCGGTATACCACCACTCAGCGATCCGAATGTCATCTTTCATAATCCATTCGGCATCCGCGTCCCCAGTTCCGCGCATATTGAAGTTACCGCCATCGTCCGCGTTAGGGTATTGGGCCTTAAATTCTTTCTTGCTCATTACCTCAGTAATCAGGCAGCACTCAGCATCTGCGCCGTCTGGCATTTGACTGTTTGGGTCAAAGTAGACGGTAAAAGGGTTGGCAATCGGCTTAATGTAGATTTCTTGGTCAAATGAGTCTGACCGTGTGTAGTCGGTAACAACGCGCCAGTAACCCCAGCCCATCCGGACCGCAAACTCAAAGGCCGTATCGTAGGCGGTATCTGCGTCCGAGTTGACCTCAATATGCTTAAAAATGCCAGTAAGGATGTCTGCTACCTTGGCGTTGGCAGCCGAGTTCATCGAGTGCGCTTTCATGCGGGGTCTAGCTTGGCGTTGCTGATTACAGACCTGGCGAATAAAACCATCTAGCTTGTTAATCGTTAAACAGGGTCTGGCCTCAAGGTTTCTAGAGTTTTGTACCTCTACTGGCCATTGATCCCCAGCGGAGAATTTAAGGTCA